ATACAACATTTCAAAGTCTGCATCTGTAGGCATCTCAAACATATACTTAACCATATTCTTATATGGTATCTGATATAGTAAAGACTTATCTTCATGATCTCCAGGCAAGAAACCAATTTCTCTTGTAGATACTAATGACCTAAAGATATAAACTTTCTTGTATGGTGTAGTGTCAGATAGAACATCTTGTAGTGCAAGATAGAGTGCAATGAATGTCTTACCTGTTCCAGCACAACCATAACCAAAGACGTTCTTTCCAGCCTTGTATGCATCAAAGAATCTCTCCTGTGTTGGAGTTAATGGATTAATATCGACCAACAAATCATTGTTGATTGGTTTCTTCCTTTTCATCTGCTTAGAGGTGTATCCTACACCAATAGGTTCAGTAGTTTTCTTCTTTCTTGGCATGTTAACTATAATCCCTATTTTTACGAACAGTAGAACCAGGCTGTTTAGAAGCCCTATCTAGTACTTCGTTCCATCCACTAGAATTTGCCTCTCCTTTGAAACGCATCTCACCAATCTCTTGACAAGCAGCAACTCCTGCACTCCAATCTTTATCCCAGTCAGGATTCTCATCCTTCCACTCACCATATTGTTTCATAGTCATGGAGAGTTCTTTCTTCTCTTTAGTTTTTAAATTAATAACAGGATAGGTGGGCATAATTAATCCTCAGTAGGTTCTTCAGTGGGTTTTTTAATTTCACTATTCAATCTATCTATCTCTTTAAGAACAGGGTTCTTAATCCATTCAAGTGCCTCTGATACTGATGGATATTGTTCAATGAAGATCTTTCTACAATCTTCCGCAATCTCCATGTGTTCCTTCTGTGTACCATGTGCAGAACGTAGATTAATATAATGAATCCAAGAACGGCAAGAGCCTGTCATGTAGATCCTTGTAGG